GTCCGCGCCGAGAGCGTCAATTTTACGCCTTTGGGGACTTTGTTGAGGGGTGTACCCCCCAAACCAGAGTCCAGTTACCATGATCTCGGCACATTCACCGATGAGCTCGGTATTGGTAAACCAAATTTCAAAGGGTTTTACGATTCAGAAAAGGAAGAATGGGTCGGCTGGGACATTGTCTCAGTCAAGGGCCTAGCTGTTGCTGATGATAAGATCCGATGGACGCGCTTTACGGAGAGCTTGAAAGTCTGGACGAAGAACAGAGGTGACGGCAGACCTTTTGCCCTCCCTCAATTTGGAGTCGTGGATTACAAGCATGCCATTAATGGTATCGGCGCGCTGCCGGGCCTCGACATGAAGACCTCTGGAGGTATGGGCATGTCGGGACCGAAATCCCAATTTTTCGATAGGGTCTCCGAGGACCCCGCCATATACGAGATGAAACCAGAACTCGAGAAAGATGTTCTGAACCTCGAAAAGGCTTATCGCAATGGGGAGCGCGTTCGCGTTCCGATGAAGGTTTTCCCAAAGGATGAACCCAGGAAGTTGTCGAAGATAGAGAATAGGGAGATCCGCAAAATTGCAGGGGCGCCTGTCGCCTTCTGCATTCAAGTGCGGAAGTACTTTCTCGGTGTCCAACAATTCCTGCTTAACAACAGGGACACATTTGGATTTGCCCTTGGCGTGAACCCATATGGAGAAGATTGGGGGCATATCGCCCAGAGGCTCGGTTCGATTGGTTTTGAGAGGGTTATGGCCGGTGATTTTAAGGGGTTTGATGCCTCTATATCCGGCCCAGCCGTCCAACACGCTTTTGACTTCATGATTTGGATTGCGGAGGAGTATCTTGGATATTCTTCCGGTGATCTCGCGGTGATGCAACTCATCGCGATGGATGTTCGTTTCCATGAGTTAGTTTATCATGGGGTCGATTCCCTTTTCTGCTGGACTGGCAATCCTTCTGGACAGCCGCTCACGTCTTTTGTCAATTGCATTATCAATCTCACCATCCACCTTGAAGCTCATGGATGGAATAGGAGGGGCTTCGTAGGCTACTTCCTTGGCGATGATTGCCTTGCGGCATCTAGGTATATTGACCAATTCCGCGTGCAAGAAGTTGCCGCAAGCCTTGGGTTTCAGTACACTACCGCAGACAAGGAAGCCGTAGTAGAGCAATTTACAGGGCTCGAAAAGGCGACCTTTCTCAAGAGGAGTTTCCGCTTCAATGATGATTTGGAGCGATGGACTAGCCCTCTAGAGGTGTCTTCGGTGAAGAAGATGCTTTCATTCTGGAGAGCACCTAGTTACTCAAGTGAAGACGAGAAGGACATCTTATTCCGCAGTTGGCTCCGCGACGTCATTTTGAATGCGTCGCGTGAAATGGCCCTTCATGGGCCCGAGACTTATGCAGAGTTCGATAGAATTCTCGCAACAAAAGCCTTCCTCGGCAAAAGTTGCAACCTGTTGCCATATTCTGATATGATGAAATGGCACAGGGAGGAAGCTGTCACCTACTGTTGGTGACGGGCGTAGGTTCGGTCTGAAGCTGTAAGGACCGTTCGCAGGCCGCTGCATGTTACAGCTAATTGTCAAACATCTCTTACAACCACATGATTGGAAATAAAGAAGAAGAAGAACAAACCCGTGTTCCTGGACCTAAAAACCAGGCGTCTGAGGGCGACGAAGATCCCTCAAACCAAAGCGCTAATCGCGCGCGAGATGAGCATCTCGTTTTGTTATTCGAGGATAGGTTATGTCTGCTTGCTGGCTTTACTATGTCATTGCTAGCGCTAACATTTTCCATCTTGAGTTACATGAATAATTAGCTCTCCCCGGACTCTCCCTGGGGGTGACGTTGAAGAGGAGTGTATAGTTCGATCACTCGGCTTATTACTGATGTACGGCCAGAGAAGCGTTCTATATAGACTGCCGGAGCAGCCCTTCGGCAAACAGCACCTAGTCAGTGCCATCAGGACCCTCGCGAAGTGCTTGAGTCAGCACTCGCTGAGCAAAATGACTCTCTATCAACAACAACATCAATACTGATAACGTCCAGACCTCGGCCGACGCTGCCGTAACGGACACCAAACAACAAACAGTGACTTTTGAGGATAAAGGAGCCGCTGCGCCCAACATGGGCCTTGCAGCTGCCCCTCCTCCTTCTAGCAGCTTGGCTGTGACCGATGATACTCTCAAGGACTTTCTCGCTCGGCCTGTTACCCTCGCCACCGTGACGTGGGCTTCTACAGATGCCGCGGAGACTGTCGTCTCCGAGATGAACCCTTGGAAACTTTATCTTGCCAATACTGCTGTGAAGAATAAAGTCGC